ATAGCGAGCGGAGGTTACGGTCGTCATCGGTGACCCTGATCCACCGCTCGCTATCCCATACTTGGCGGATGCGGTTCCAGATCGCCTCATAGACGGCAAGCGTAAGCTCGCGCAGAATATCGAACGGATCGGCCACCTCAACCATGCCGCCCTGCTGCTGGGCAAGAATAGCCCTGCCCGACATGTCGTTCTCGTTCTTGCCCTGAAGCGCCGCATTCGCCCCGAGCAAGTCAATCTCGGCCTTCGCCTCCTGGAGAAGCTGGAGGTTCGCCGCCGCCATGTCATTCGTCGGGAGGATTTCGAACTCTTTCTCGTCGGCAACGATAATTCCATCCGGCTTGGCCAGCTCGCTCCTGATCTTCTCGGGCGTCTGCCCCGACGACCGCGACACGCGCGCCTGTCGCATGGTGATCAGATGCAGCCCCTTCGAGCGGCGCTTGTTGATCTCATCCTGCGGCGAGATCAGAACCCTGACTTCGCCATAGCGGTCATTGTCTCGATCAACGTACAGGCTCGCGGCCTTGATCGGGTTCTCCGGCCTGCCGTCCTCATCAACATAAGGCGACTTGGCGGGGTTCTCGATAAAGCCCATCTGTGTGAACACGGCGCGCATCCACACGCCGCGTTCACGATAATAGATCTCGCAAACCCTTACCCGCTTCGATCTGGGCTCGCTCCATGTCTTGTAGCGCGGCTTGTCCTCATAGGTGTCTGTCGAACTGCCCGACATCGACGCATCGAGAACTTCACTGGCTCCCGGCCATTTTTCCTTCGCCTCGTCCAGATCATACCATGTGACGATGCCCATGTAGCGGGCATCCCTCATGAACTGATCGGACGCCTTGGGGTCGAAGAAGAAACGATCCCACGGAATGCGCGTGATAGATGGATCAAAGCCGTAGCGGCATTGCTTGACATCGACCAGAACCGCCGCGGTGCCTTCGATCAGCAGGTTCTTCCACGCGCCTGAGCGCTTATTGTCCCATTTTTCCTTGTCGCAGATGTACCGAAGGCCATCGGTCGCAGCACGCGCCGCGTCCTCATCGTCCGGGTTGCGGGGAAACGCCTTCGGGTCCTTGCGCTGCTGCTTTTCCAGCCCGGACATGAAGTCGATCTTGCGCTTGATGCGGTTGTAGGTGACGACGGGCTGCTTGCGCTTCTCCATCACTCGGATCTGGTCGTCGGTCCATTGCTTGCCGTCGTAATAATCTCTGTCACGCTCAGACAGTTTGCGTGCGTTATCGGTCGTGAACTCGGCTTCCTCGAAAAATTGGACGAGCTGCGCGACGTCAGCCAATTACGCTACTTTCCATCCGTCGTAATCCTCATCCTCACTGTTCCAGCCGTCACGTGGTTTCTTCGCCGGCTGCTCACTCAGGATCGCCGGATGCGCCTGGTCGATCGCTCGGCCTATCAACGAGGCCGTGTCCACGTCGTCATCATGCTTGCCGGCGGGGAACACCAGAAACTCGGCGATGTCCGCGCCCTTCTCGAAATAGACCCGTCCACTCGCAGCCATCGCCTGGAACGAACGCGCCCGCGTCGGCTTGTCAGCAACCGATGGCAGCCATTCCAGCCTGCAATATGTGGTGCGTTCGGCCATCCTGCGGCGGAGCATCGGCTCTATCGCCTTCTGGATGACGCCGCCTTCTCCGAACCAGGCGAGGGGCTTGTATTTCGCAATAAGATCCAGCTTCCGCTCGATCCACACATCACTTGCAGATTGCCCTCGCCATCCATCCACGCGGTATATGGCGCCGGTATCGTCAATGCCCCACACACGATGGACCGTATAGTCTCCGTCTCCATCGGTAACGGCATAGTCCGACGTCCCGTAATATCTGAGCGTGGGCAGTTTTCCCCATTCCCTGAACCATGCCCGTTGGAAGAACGTGCCTTCGTCGGGTTGTGGCTGCTGCTGATACAGTGCCGACCATTCACGCGGGCCGATCGCGCCCTTGATCCGATGCAATGTCTCGACCGGATACCATTCCGGCCACAACGCCTCGCCTTCTTTCGAGAGTGCGGGGAGATCCAGAACCTCCCACTTATCGCTACCGTCGCTCAACAATCGTCCGGCAAGGTCGTCTTCATGCCACCGGGTTTGAATGAGCACGATCGCCCCGCCCGGCATCAATCGCGTGTAGAGCGTTGACCTGTACCAATCCCAAACGATGTCACGACGTCGCTCGCTGTCCGCCTCTTCGCGATCCTTGAAGGGATCATCTATCAGCGCAATGTGCGCGCCTCGGCCCGTCACCGCTGTACCGACACCAGCGGCCACATAAGCGCCGCCGTGGTTGGTGTTCATCCGGTTCGCGGCCTGGCTGTCAGGGGCCAGCGTCACCGACGGAAACACCTCGCTAAACTCAGGCTCGGCCACGATGTTGCGCACATTGCGTCCGAAGTCATTGGCAAGGTCGCTGTTGTAGCTCGCCGCGATGATCTGGCGCTTTGGGTTGCGGCCCAGGCACCATGCCGGAAAGCGCTTCGATGCCAGTTCACTCTTGCCATGCCTCGGTGGCATGAAGATCATAAGCCGGTCTATTTCGCCGCGCTCAACGGCCTCCAGCTTTTCGGCAATCAGTTCGTGATGACGTGCACGCTGATAAAGCGGGTTGGTGTGTTCAGTGAACCGAAGAAGGGATCTCCTCGCCAGTGCCGCCCGTATCTCTTCGAGCGTTGGCAAGGATTCCCTCGAGCTGTTCGAGCTGATCTGTTGGGATGCCGTCAAGGTCATATTTGTGCGTCACGGTCTTCTCGCTCTTGACCGTCAGCTTGTCGCTGTAACGCTGCGACCATTTGCCGATCAGGCGAATGCGTGTGTCAATGCGAATGCGCTTGTCTTCAGGTTTGATCTCGCTGTCGTCGGCAATGTCCAAGCATTCGTCAGCGAGCGCGTCACAGCCTAATTCTCGCGCGCGGGCGGAATGCGCAAACGTTGCCTCGTCCTTGTTCAACCAATAACGAACATTGCTCTCTGGTATCTCACGCTCACGACAAATGCGGCGCAACGATTTACCCTGTGCAAGCTCGTCACAGATAGCGATGAGCAGTTCCGCGTCCATCAGTTCCTCACCGTCGCAGAGCACACCTTGGCACGGATGAAACCCTTCAGCTTCTCACCATTCGCGAGATCGGCGCTGAACAAAGCTGTGTGATCGCCAGCCTGATCGAAGTTAAACATCACCGTTACGTTGTGGCCGGAAACCGATGGCGAGCCGAATGAAATGCCGTTGCACGAGAATGCGGGGTTCGTGATCGTGTTTGCTCCAGCGGCGCGGGCGAGTTTCAGTGTCACGAAGCGCTTCTCCCCCTCGATCGTCTCGGGAAGGTCATTGTCTCTCAGGCGCATGGGATTACGATGCCTCCCACGGGAATTGTGGGCGTCATGCCAACCACCAGCGTGATGGGCTGGCGCAATGGACCGAACAGCAACAGCTTGCCCGTACCACTCAGGCTCAGGCCAATCCCGCCATAGCGCAGTGTGCCAGTGCCTGCAGTGTTCTGCGGAAAGGCGATCGAAGCAAGATTGGAGCCCTGGTTGCTCGATACATCCCATGCGCCGGAATTGCGGTTGATGACCTCGCGGGCATACCCCGTATATCCGGTTTCGCCCGTGGTCTGGTTTCCACCAATGCCAGGCTCGGACTCATACAGCCCGATGTAAAGATGTGTTGCCGGCGATGACGCAGCATTGTCCGCGATGTTGGCAATCGCCACCCCTTGGAGCAGCAGCTTCAACATATCCTGGGCGAACGCTGTGGTGACGCTCATTCGGGCAGGCACTCCAGCGTAAAATTATCCGCTATGGCCGAGACCGTGAAATCATCGGCTATCGCATCCAGTTCGAAACTCTCGGGCAGTGCCGAAATAATCAACGGCGAGGTTGCGTTGCGGACGATGAACGAACCGCCGAAGCTCATCCCCATACTGGCCTGAATATCGATCGAACTGCCGAGATCGAACGTGGCGCCGAATGCCATGCCAAGCGTAGCACCGACTTCAGTCGTGACGTTCTGGCGCTTGGGGAATGAGGAGATCGGGTCAGTGCTGAAGGATGATGTCGAGAACATCAGCACCTCCAGAAAAGCGAAACGCCCGCCGGGGGTCTCAGCGGGCGTAACTCTGTATCGTGCATTTCATGCGCTAAGTCGTTTCGGCTGTCAAGAGACCATCGCAACCAGGCATTCCTTGACGCGCTGCAGCCGTTCCTTGTCCCATTTGTCCGCGAGATAGCCGACGACCAGTTTCCCCTGTCGCAGCCAGCATTCGTTGAGCAGCCGCTGAACCCAGGCCGGGTTTCC